CTTCTAATTTAGCGTCACGCTCTTTTGGCGCAGCGGGTTGTGGAGCAACAGATTGCTGTTGTTGCTGTTGTTGCTGTTGTTGTTGCTGAAGTTGATTTGATTGACGATCAATATTAACTTTTTGAGATCGAACCTTATCTTTAGCTACAGCAATTTGGGCAAGAGCTTGTTGAGCTTTAGCTGCACGATCATAATCGCCAGCCTCACTAGCTTCAGAATAAGCGCGAGTTGCTTGGGCTTCTTGTGCATTCAAGCGGCCTTCAGCTTCTGAATTGTAACCCTTACTTACTTGTTGCAAGCGGGTCTTCATTTGCTCGTTTTCTTGCTTAATAGTTTCAGCATATTGGTACGCGGCTTGAGCTTCTTCAGAAGCCTGCTTACGTTTTGCTGTTAATTGATTAATTCTGCGTTGAACTGATTCACTATAATTTTCTAGCTCATCGTCGCCACCAGATTTTTTACGAACTTTTGTTCGGCTTTCTTCTTCTTCAGAAGATTCATCAATATCTTCGTCTTGGTCATCTTCGACCTCAACAGATGTATTGGCTTCAAAGTCATCGTCTTCACGAATTTCTTCAGACATAACCGTTTTCCTTGTTCTCTATTAACTTATACATAAGAAATATCCTTGGGGTCAAGGATTGTTGAGATAATATTGTCGTCATTTATAATACGAACCTCAAGTCCTTCCACTTTGAACCTATTTCCACTATATCTTCCTATAAGAACCCAATCTTTCTCATTACACCACGCACCACTTGGGAATTTCTGGGGGTCACTGTAGGCATCTGGGCCTAGTTTGACAACGTAAGCGGCTACAGTAGCAAAAGATTCACGTTCACGAACAGCGTCAGGAACAATAAGTCCGCCCTTTGTCTTTTCGCTAGGATAGTAAGGAATTATGAGAACTCGGTAGCCTGTAGGCTGCGGCAGTCGCTCTAAAGATGATTGTTCCATTTCTGAAGGATCATCTGTATTTTTACTCTTGGCAGCTTTGCCAAATGCGTTTTCTATTGGTTGTGGAAGCTCTGATGCTCCCTTAATTGCCTTTTGCGCTGCTTTTGCAACGTATTCTGGCACAAATAACTTTTTAGTCATCCGCGTACTCTATACCTTTCATCGCGACTTTGAGTTCTTCCTCAACGTAGGCCATGCCGCGTATTTCGCCCACTATATACCGATACTCCTCAAAGGTTTGTATCGAACCGTCCGCAAGCCTGTCTTTTAGACGGGCATCGCGCTCACGAATGCTCTTATATAGATATTCTGCTAAGTGTAGTGCATCCATACCGCATATAGTATGAGATTATGCGGGAGATACAAGTAGAAATACCAAGAAATCAGAAAATACCTTGGAATCTCTGGGGCCTTGCAATACTGCTGAACCTACTTAGATTTTTTGACTTTTGTTTTTTTATTTTTGGCAGGATTTGCAACTGGCTTTTTAGTCCACGCTTCGTTTTCTGATGTGGCTGGGTCATCTGCAATAAAGTGTCCGTTTTCATCCCGCGCTCTCACTTCTACAACAACTTCTACTTGAACAACAGGTTCTGCTATGACAGTCCCACGCTTTGCTGCACGAATTTGTTCAACCATTTTATCTCTTACTGATCCCATTTTATTGATTCCTTGTGTTAGAGTTTAGAGCCGCAATGTCTCTCTGTGTTTGAATGCGGTTTTCTGCAATTCTAGTCTTATCGGATAATGCGGCCTCAGAAACATCAATACGTTGCTGCGCGGTAAGAACGTCATTCTGTTCTCTTTCACGAGCAAACTCTTGCTTTATCTCAAACTCAGCTTCTTTGCGCTGTAAGTCAGCAGCCTTTAACTGAAGTTCTTGGTTCCTTATGTCCACAAGCGGATCAGACTGCTCAGGTGGACTAACCGCTTGAGCAAGCTCTTCAGTCAAATCAGCGATAATTTGTGCCGCAAGAGAATCAATCTGTGGCTTAAACTGCGCCATAGGATCAGCAGGAGGCTGTTGACCTTGTGGTCCGCCCATCTGCCCTTGTTGTTGCATCATCTGAGCTTGCTGTTGCATCATCTGCATTTGCTCTGGTGGAATCTGAGACATAACTTCCTGCTGTGCCTGCGCCTCTGCGAGTAGACCTATATGCTCCTGTATGTGGCCCTGTAATGCCATAATGGCACTAGGGTTCAGTTGCATAGCTGGAGTAGACATAACGGCCATGTGAGCCTCTATGTGAGCCTCGTGGTCTTGCTCTGGAAATGCCTGTAACGGAGCACCCTGTAAAGCCAACTGGTTTTCCTTAGATGGATTAACTGGTGGCGGTGGTGGTGGCGGGGGTGGCAGAATGCCATCAATATTAGTTACGCCTAACGCTTCGTACATCTTGCGATACGCTTGATATAGACCCTGTGGCCCACCGTGTATCTGTGGATTGGATTGAACCAACTGCAACTCTGTCTGTGCCAATGCAATGCGCTGGGACATAGAGAATATGTTAGGATCAGAAACAGGCAGAACATCTACGCGATTATCAAAGTCTTGTGCAAAGATTTCAGGACCCATCTGCATGTCTGCTGGATACGGATAAGCCTGCACAGTCTCAGAGAAAATCTTAGACAGAAGCTTAAACTCAATACGCTGAGAGTAATGCAAACGCTTGTGGATCGCGGACATAACTTTAGTGCCACGCTCCATGATAGCCATTGTAGTTCCAACAGGCGTATCTCCGCCCATCTCGCCAACCTTCATGTCAGCCATTGATGCGAACCTACGTCCAGCATCTACAAGTGTACCAAGAAGGTTATAAAGCGTCCCTGAAGGCTCCTTGAAAGGGAGGGGCATCAAAGAGCCTTGCAGGGTGCCTCCAACCACATCAATATCGCGGAACTCACCGGGCTGAAGGGGAGAATCTTCATCACGGATACGAGCGCCACGGGCTTTAAAGCCTGCTGGTAGGTTAGAGAGCGTGCCTGCATCTATAAGTTGACGCAGGATAGACGTAGAAGCTTGAGCCAATCCACCAATCATGTGCGTTAGACCTAAGCCATAAAAGCCCAAACCGGGCAAGAATTTGTAGTGTACAAAATACTGCTTTGCACGCTTCATAGGGTCCATTGGATCGTAATTCCTGCGCACAGAAAGAACGTCACCTGAGTCAGCAATCACGGTTACAATGTACGGAAGCTTTAATCCTGTAGGCTCGCCATCAGCACCCAAATCCTCAAAGCCATCAATGTCTAAGGATGTGTGAACTTCATACAATGTAAGTTCTTCGGAAGGACCAGAAGGATGAATGCCTTGAATGTTATCAATTGATTCCTCTACTTCATCCATAGAAGAATCACTACCTTCAGAATCGCTAGGAAGATCAATATCACGGTAAAAGCCTGCAAGTTGTAGCTTACGAATCTCGTTAGAATCCATAGACAAACGATGTGTAATGCGAGGCGAAGACGCAAAATCAGACGCGCCATAAGGCACGATGATGTCTTCAGCGTGAATAAACTTACTAACAGCGCGACCCTTTAAAGGATCGAAGTAAACTTTCTTGAATGTAGAACCAATCACAGGGAGATAGAACAACATCTGATCCATCTCAGGATCGTATTCTTCCATTTCGTAAGTGATCATATAATTCATATAATCTTTAACGCGCTCTGCCTGCTTAACAAGAATTTCGTTCTGAGCGCCAACAACCTGTGATCTGACAGGTCCGCTAGATGGTAGCATCTCACGGTAAGCTTGAGCTTGAAACTGTGTAACGCTCTCAGCAAGTAACGGGTGGATAACGCCAGAAGAACCTTCAAACGGCTCACTGCGCTCCTCAGTCTTCATGCCAAGGAACTCAAGGCCCTTCTTGTAAGTGTCTTCCCAATCGGAACGGGCAGAAAGGTCATCGTCTATAGAACCAACAAGACTAGAAGATATATCGTTTAAATCTCCTTCGTCCATAACGTCAGCCAAGTTCCCCTCGAACTCGATTTCTTCTACAGGCTCGCCTTCTTCTTCGTATTCGCCAACAATGACACTTCCATCATCAAGCTCAGTGACGCCCGGAACTTCGGGAAGAAGATCTGGGAGTTCCATCATACGGGTATTATCTTCAACCATAGGCTCGTCGGGAATTCCGCCAGCACCTAATCCTTGTTCAATCGCCATTTTAGGCTCCTGTCATAATGCTGCGGTTAGTCTTCATCAACATCTTCAGCAATTACTTGTCCACAAGTGGGGCAAGTAATAACAATTTCTTCTGAAACGTCCTCATCAACAATGTCTTCAACAATCAATACCTCATCTTCAGGCATGTCATATTCAGGCATATCATCATAAGGAAGATGAATGTCTATGGTTATTTTAGGCATCACTTCACCCCAGTAAACTTAGTGCCACTGAGTGCTGCACCGCCACCACGGGACTTACCAGAGTTTGAAACCTGACCGCCATGTTCGTAACTTCCCATAGATGGATCGTTATCTGACATCATTGAACCGTCTGGCATCTTGTGAACATTACCGCCATTGGCAAAATAACCCATTTTATTGCGAACGTCTTTAGGAAGTTTTTTAAGACCAACCTGACTTTTACTAGGATTTTTCATTACTTTACTCCTTTAAATTTAGTTCCACGGCCCTTCATTACAGCTTTTCCAGTACCTGATTGTGGTTCTGAATCTTTTTTAGACATAAACTGTTTAAGATAATTACCAACTTGTAAAGCATCTGGAACGTAATCAAAAAAAGTACCCTTTAAAGCACCTTCAGGTTGAGATTCCACAAAAGTTTTTTTCTTAGAAGCCATTATGTTGTTCCTTTAAATTTTGGGCCACGGCCTTTCATAACCGCACCACCATTGTTAAAAGCACGGACAGAGCCGCCTTTGGCTTTTCTAATAACAGGCTTTTCTGGAGTTCCTCCAACTTTTTCTAAGAATTTTTTCTTCTTTGATGCTTTGTCTTCGGCAGCCGTCGTAGCCCTGTACACGCCATCTATGCCTTTGCCTTTGCCTTTTTTTTCAGGTTGCTTTCTAGTATTAAAGGGTTTGGACCTCATAGCATCATCGCCATAGCGTTTTATAAGTTCAACATCTTTTGCATATTCGGCTATTTCTTTATCTGACTCTGCTTTATTTTTTCCCGGAAAAATGTCCATAGTGGTTTTATCTGAAATTTTTTGCGATATACTTCTTTTATTAGCCATTATTTCATTCCTTTGTATGAGCCGCCACGGCCTTTCATAACTGCGCCCATCTTAGGCTTCTTTTTGCGTTTAACTTCGCCGCCTTTTTTCATCATGGACGGTGGTGGGAAAGCTTTGCGTTCAGCTTTATCTCTTACGCCTTGCTGTTGCTTCATCATTTGCTCAAGCAATTTCATTTGTTCAGGAGAAATTTTCGTGTCAGCTTCGCCAACGCCTTCAGATTCACGCATCATCATCTTCAGCTTGTCAGCATTGGAAATGGCTCTGCCAGACTCGCCCATACCTTGTGGACGTGAGCGTGGGCGAGTAGACCCACCTAAAGCCTCCATTAGTGCTCTTTTAACATCTTCATCAGCCATAATAGTCTCCTAATAGTATTCGCGTTTCTGGCGGAAAAAAGCCGCTTCCTCATCATCATCATAATCACTTGGAGTCGTAATAAAACC